TTATTAAATGCCACTTAACAAATACATGTGAGTATGGAGCACCTATCCACCACCTAATTAATTTCGATCCTAATTTATTATTTCTAGATGCTCCAATAGTAATTTGCATATATTAATCTTTAACTTCATGTAACCAAAGATTACTTGAAATATATTTTGTACTTTGTCCATTATTAGTATATTGGCATCTAACAACCATTCCAAGATATAAATCTGCGTCATAATTAGATGTATTTTCGTACTCGCCAGAAGGCATTTCTACATTAAAACCAAATTGATTAAGTTGATAATTTGAACCAGGGGCACCTGAGTAAGTATTATTAGTAGTATCTAAGACATAGTAATTTATAGTATCGCCCAAATCACAACCAAAAATCTCAGCCCCTGAGAATTTACATGTATTATAAGGAACAATAAAGTCAATATTAGTAGTTTGCCCTGCTACAATAGTTGCATTTACCCCGTGAACTCTCTTATATAACTTTTTACCATTGGGTAGAGTTTTAGCTGCAAATGGTTGAGCAGTTGAGGTTATTTTCTTATTTCCCAATGATTTATAATTACTATTGAAATCTATATAATCTGCAGTTCCTGCTACTAAATAAGATTTAAGAATAAATCCAGAATAAGTAACATAAACAGCATATGCACCATTAGGTTCTAAAGTATAAATCCACCCAGATTCCGTGGATGTAATAAAAGTTTTGAACTCTGTCCAACTTATTTCTACAATCATTACGCTTCTCCAAATACAGCAGACGCTGTTGCTGAAACTGTACCATTAGTAGCTCTAGCTCCAATACTAATCACATCATCTGTTGACATAATCATGGCTAATTCTTTAGTATTAATAAAGATATTTGACGACTTAGATAGGGCGATGGTATATAGAACCTCCCCTCCAGTTACAACTCCACCAGTTGAAGTTGTCATTACTGGAGTATCTTCATCTATTTCACTCCATAATACAGGGTTAGCAAAAGTTGGATTTAATCTAATTTCAAAGACGACAGGGTTTGTTGCTTCAGATGCACAAGTCACTGATTGTAACATAGAGTCTGTTATAACTAACAAATTATCAGCTACCGATATTTTCTTTAGTGCTACCACATTCGTTAGAGAAGTTCCGATACCGCCAACACTACCGAACGTAGAATGAATCTTAGTTGGAAAATCTGCAATATTCTCATGAAATCCCGACATAGATGCAGAGTAAACGCTTAGATTTGTCGTGCTTCCAGCACTTGCCGCAATAATTCCTAGTTTAAATTCTGGAATATCAAGAGATGGTGTAGTATTCGTATTAGAGTAATGAATATCATGAACTTTTAAAAGCACCCCAGTTTCAGGATTCTCTATAAAGAAACTTAACATACCATAACCTAAATATTGATATTGAACTTGGAATACATTTCCCTTTGTTGGATCGAGGATGAACGGTGAGTGGTCGTCACTTCCAGATAGTAAAGTATGATGATTCCAATCTTCTTGATAATACCATGTATCCACAGCATTTGTTCCTGCCCCAACTTGAGAAAAGGTTCCAGCCAAATTTCCAGTTGATGATACTGAATATGTTCCACTTTTAGCACCAATACTTGTAGCTTGGAATATTATTGTTGCTCCAACATTATACGCATTCCAGCCAGAAGGCAATGAACCATTAGCAATTTCATAAGCATTCTCTTCAATAGAACCGTTATTAGCTGATCCTGTTGCTGTTACGTTATATGCTACACCATTCAATGTGACAGTAACGGTTTGGGATGATGTTGCTCTCTGAGTTAATGTTAACTTTCGTATCTCTGGTCTACCGCCAGTTCTATAGAGTATACCGAACTGAGTTCCATTATAACCAAAAGTTAGCTCATTACCGATATTAAATAGTCCTGCCCTTTGTATACTATTCGCCACAGGAGTAGTGAATCTCGCAGTAAATCTACCCAAAGATCCAATGCCCGGACGATAAGACATAACCTTTTTTGAACGAATAACTCCATATCCACCAACGCTAGTACCGCAACTAACTTTAAATTCTCTCCCTGGATTATTGTCTATATAACCAGCAAAACTACCTGTACCTGATGTATATGTTTCAGTGATTCTCTCTGGAGTTCCTTTAAATGCACTAATATTAATATAAGGACATAATTGGGCTACATTTAATGCTCCGAAAGCAGTTTTAGTTAGGTCTAAACTTAATCCTTCATTATCACCTAAATTAATATTATGATAATCACCGTCTGGAGTTTCACCAACTAGTACAGCTCTTACCAATTCAGCATCACTATAATCAGTAATTTCGGCGGATAAATTAGTAGTTAGGTGTGACTTACTCTGTGTACCAAGTATTGTTTGCAGAGCTACAGTGGCAGTAGAAACTCCATTATTAGTAAGTTTTACTCTTACATATTTGGCAATTCTAGCCGCTTTATGAGGGGTTCCAGTATTGGCTGTAATAACAAAAGATAATGCTCTATGAACCGTGCTACCATCTGTAGAGAACTCTATTAAAAGCGTTGCATTCTGTGTGATGTAAGTCATTACATTAATATCAGAATAATTAGTAACATTTTCCCAAGTTCCAGTAAACGTTGCAGATGAAGCTAAATTTGAGTTAGAACTATTATATGTTGAAACCTTATCATTAGAGAGGATATTTACATTAGACGGAAAAATACCTTTTAATAAATCAATACCATCGGAAATAGATAAATCATTAGAACCATCATTTACAATAACATCACCAGAACCAACATTAGTAATAATGTCACTAGATGCTGCCCACAATAAATAATCTTGAGCAGGAATTGTATATTGTGTAGGAGAAGCAGGAAGTGATATTCCTGTATCAGAAATATTAATAGGACTTCCAGTTTGATTTTTTAATATTTTAGACATAAGCTTCTCTTAAGGAGTTAAAGTACCTTTAACAATTAGTCCACATAAAACATTTTTAGCGCTTCCAGAACCAATTTTAGCTGCAATTTGTTTTCCATATGCAACAGAAACATTTGTTGATAGACTTCCACTCCTAGCTGCAGTTATAGTTAATGTAGTTAAAAGAGTTAGATTAATTTCATTTCCATCATGAGAATATAATTCAACCGTATAAGTATTTACATCCTCATTATTTGACCATATTTCAGTAATATAAGCATTATATAATGAAATATTTCTACCAGCTTTATTACTTGGAACAGTTTCATTTAATAAATATGTACTAGCTGGTATATTACCAGATCTACCGAAACTAAATCCTGGGCTAGCCGAAGATGCGGCTGAGCTTTTTAATTCATCAATTGCAGCTTGAACATCAGTCGCAGTTAGCCCACTAGTAGTATTATCATACGGAGTTGATTTAGCTACTTCAGATTGAAAAAATGGAGATCTACTCATTATCCAATCTCTTGTATAATAGCAGTTGACGAACCAGTAGCAGTTATAAGAAATATCGCAACAGAATCTCCAAACGGTAAAGATGCCACTTGATTTTTAGCTAATCGAATTCCTGTAGAAGAAGTTACTCCAGAAGGTCCATAATAAATATCATTATTACCGCGATTTTCTATTATAATCATCTGGCGACCATTTAATGTTGATCCACCAACCTTAGCTTCAGTTTGTGAAGTTGTAATGTTAATAGATGCTGCTAAATAATTGGAATTATTTACATCATCGAATTGACCTGATTGCGAAATTCCCATTATTCTTTAGATTTCTTAGATTTAGAAGACTTAATAGGCTCTTCAGTTTTTACAATAGAAACTGGAGGTTGTTTTAATTCATTTAGGCGTTTAACCCAAAATTCAAATAAACGAAAGAAGGCGAGCGCTTCCTCGCCTTCCATCTCGAACTTACCCCGGCGCAATAGCTTAAGCGTATTTTCAATAGCAACGATTTCAGGGTTAAGTTGTTTATTCATATATTATTAAGCAAGCTCCATTACACGAACGTCTTGACCGGCAGTACCAGAAATTGCATGAAGATTGATACCGGGACCAATATCCAACTCAATAGATCCGCCAGCAAAAAGTTCAATACCACTAGCAGTAGTTACGCTAGCATCGCCAATATAAACCTTCTTAGAACCAAGATTTTGAACAAGAATTCGTTTACGGTTAGCTAGATCAGTTGCAGCTAGATCGGTTGCAGAAGTTCCAACTGAAACAGCAGCATATGCCATAGACTGATGAGTATCATTCATCCATAGACGACCTAGTGCATCAGTCTTAAATGATTGATAATCACCACTAGCTGAAGTTGAAGAAGCTAATGTATCTTGACGTACTGAAAGAGTATAAAGACCAATATCCCCAGATGAATGAGCTGAATCTTCAGCATAATCACCGGGCATATCAATACTAGCAGCTACTCTAAGTTCACCGGCAGCATTTACTTGAAGTGGCGAATAATCACCATCTGTTGAAGTTAATGAACCACCAGCATCATTACGAACTACTAGACCAAGAACACCAATATCACCAGAAACATGAGCTGAATCTTCAGCATAACCAGTAAGGCTACCAGGAAGCGAAAGAACATCAACCTGTAAATTACCATCTACGTCAGTCTTAATAGCTTGAACGTTAGTTCCATCATAACCAGCAATTACTGCTTGGTTAGTTGGGAGTGATCCACCATCAGCTGCGCTAAAATTAACAGCCACCTTCATAATACCAGCTGAAGTTACAGCAATTGGAGAATAATCCCCATCAGCAGACGTCAGTACAGCATTACTATCGTTTCTAACACCAAGAATGAAATTACCGAGAGCACCTGAAGAATGAGCTGAATCTTCAGCAAATTGACCAGGCATACTAGCAATATCAACGTCACCGATGTTATTATTACCAGAAGGAAGAGCAGCAGTTACAGCAACTTCAGCCTGACCAGAAGCAGTAATTGATAGAGTTTCAGTACCATCAGAAATGGCAATGTTATCTTGGGCAGCATCCAAATCTCTGATATCAAGATCTGTTGCAGTTACAACTAGACTAGTGTTAATAATATTAACATCTAATCCATCTTTACCGCCGACATTGGTATGAGTAAGCTCAGTACCATCGGCGCTAATTAGATATGAACCAACGTAGTCAGAATTAGCTGCGTCTGCTGGATCAAATACTAATTTATTTTTATTAATCATTTATTTCCCCTTTATTAAAAGCATCATTGCTTTCATATATAGTTGTTAACTCCATGTAATTATTTCTAAAACCTGAGTATTTTTATTAGCTTGGAAATACATTGTCAATGATGAAGTTAAATTCAAATTATCTTCAATATACTCAGAACCAATTGGAATTAATATATAATTTGTTCCAGATTGACCAGAAACGTAAGCAATATTTAATTGAGCATTTCCGCGAATCTTAACACAAATACGTTTAGTACCAGCGGGAATTGAAAAACTCTGCTCAACAGCAGCTGTAGGTATGCTAATATTTGTAATTACTGGAGTATTTACAGTAATATCTAAATTAGCAACATTAACATCTAATGCTTCTTTAGACCCAATTGTAGTTACTGTAACTTTCTTAGAACCATCTTCATTGGCAATAGCAATATTATCGCCATCTGCAGCATCTACTTCAACCTCTACTTCAGTATCTACAGCAGTTACAGTAACTTGTGCATCTACACGATGACGATCTGTAGATTCGTCAAATCCTCGTTGAAGAATTTGATTGGAATCTAATTGACCGGCATTTAGATTAGTAGGAGCTGGCACAATTTAATCCTTTAATAAAAAACAAGCTAAAAGTAAAATATTAAAACTTAAACTAACGAAAAACAAAGGCGCAAAATAGTTAAAAGCCGCTGGCTTAAATCGAACTTTACGATTATTTTTAGACTTAAATTGTATAATCTTACAGTCATTTTGCATTAGAAAGTACTCTAAATTTACGAATTCTTTCAGATTTTTCTAATTCTTTAGGCGTAGGTTTAGAATATTGACCATAAAGCCATTTATGAGCTGCAACGTCTTCTGGATTATTTTTAAGTAATTTACTCGCTAGGGTTTCAGCTAAGCGCTTTTGAAGTTCTGGATTTTGTTCGAGTTTTTTCTGAACGTCCTCTTTAGGCATATTCTGAAGTTCATTTACCGAATATTGTCGATCTAGGTCTTGAGCGGTTAAAGGCATTAATCCATAGTTACCAACCGCAGCAGTTCCCTTATGCATTCCGGCTTTCATTGGAACATGTTCAGTATTCTGCCCACTATTACTTTCTAACTCAGCAATTTTCTTTAGAAATTGCTGTAATTGATCAGCTTTATATTCTCGAACATCCATGTAATTAGGAGTTTTATAATCGTCCATTAATTACTCACGTTTCCCATAGACTGTTGTTGAAGTTCAGGATTAGGTAATACTCCAGCAGGAACTTGAGGCATTTCAGGATTCTGCTTATTTCCTGCTTCAGCTAATTCAGTTTTACCTTGTTGAGGAGGTCCACCCTGAGGAGGTTGCTGCCCTGGTTGACCGGGAGGTCCCATAGGAGGAGCGGGCTCCATCCCGGGAGGGGGAAGGGGTTGCTGACCAGTTAACATTAATAGTCTAGGATCCGTATTAGTTAACATGTCAATATGACCCTGTAAGTGATCCATAACAATACGAGTTACCTGTGGATTCATGCGAATATCTGGATCATCAAGAACGGCTCTATGTTCTTGAATATGGAATGCATGTAAGTCAGTAGGTGCAACAATTGGGTTATTACCTTCAGCTAACCACTCATTCTCACGACGAACTAGAAGTTGCTGACTAATATCACCTTCAAACATTAGATCTAAGCGCCCAGTATTAAGTACTTGGAAATATTGAGTAGGATCCTTAATAATACCCATCTGCATCATTTGCTCAGCCATTTGAACACGACCGGCAATTGTACGAGAAAGGGGGTTACCAATATCTACTACAACACGATTAATAGATTGAAGATCTTCTCCAGTAAATTCCTTAAGAAGCATCTTGTTATTTTTACCAACAAGAGCAGCAACTTTCGGAGTATTTGCATAATCTTTAAGAATCTGAATAATAGCAGTGCCGGTATCTTCTACAAGACGAACATAAGACTGCTGAAGACCAGAAACGAATTGAAGCGCCATAGATTGAACTAGAGCAAGAGCAGCTCCAGACTTAAGAGAAGCTTCAGGTTGACCGCGTGCTACTGAGTTAACTCCCGAAATAGTTTCAGCAGATTGAATTAACATATCTAGAAACTTAAATACTTCTGTAGGAGTTTCAGTTAAGTTTAGAGGCTCAGGTTTACTATTACCTTCAATAATATTCATTGAACCATGTAGACTATCAATAGAAATATCAGAACCACGTTGAACGAATAGGTTCTGAACACCGAACGCGCTCTGGTTAGTCATAATGGTTGAATATAGACCATCAATACCCTGTTGAATTGGAAATACATCAAACATTGGTGAATAACCATAAGGAGTTCCAAGGATTTCACCAGCAGATACGCGGAAAATAGGCATTAGACGGTAAGGAAGTGGCGTATCGAGCATTACGGTTTCGGTGTCGGCAAAAAGCATATACCGACCTTGAGGCATACTTTCAGTCTTTTTATGATAAAACTCATATACAGGAATATCATCAGTATTATCATTGGATAGAAGAGCCATACGATAAATGGAGTTATCTGATTTAGAAGGAATACCCTTAAGATTGTCGGCTAGTTCAGGATATTTAGCCATGAGATCAAAGCGATTTTTAAAGGTGCGGATCATATACCAGTCAAGCTTATGAGACTCGCGGGATCCATCGAACACTACATCGAATGGTGAAAGATTAGTAAATTCAATCTCCCCTTCTTTAATTTCAATACCATTTTCATCGATATCATATACATCACCAGATGTAGCATTCCACTCCATCTTAATGAACCCGGCACCTAAAATAATAGCCATCTCAACTGCGGTTTTAAGAGCATCCTCAAGATGCTTTTCACGCATATAATAATCAAGAATACCATTAGCTAAATATGTTTGAGCAATTGATTTATAATCACTATTAATTGCACGAGCTTCCATCGTAGGACGGGAAGACGTAATCATCACAAAGATATGCTGTGCAAGGTTACGGAAGTGATTTACGTGTAAACTTACTAATTCTTCCTGTTCACCAGTAAAACTAATCTGATGACCCCCACCTACAGATACTTCAAAACAGCCGTGGTATACTCGCCACATTCTAGCAAGTTTTTCAAGGTAGAAGTTAGCTTCTAATACGTTATAGAATGACTTAGATTTAGCTAAAAGGATTGAAGCAGTTTCTTTAGCATCTTTAGCAGCAAAGTAAACTGAAGTATCGCTCATTCCTAACATATTTGATTTATTACTCATATTTTATTTCCTTTTTCCAAAAACTTTATATAAAGCAGCAACAGATTGAGAACGACGTTGATCTCTAGCAAATTCCGCATTCTTAACAAATAAATCTCCACCACCTAAGTCATAATTTGCGGGGTACGGGTTCTTACTATATGAAATTGCTCTAGTCATGTAAATTAAAGCATCTACGAAATCATAATGACCATTATCAGGCGAACGCCCAAACGTTTGTTTATTTTTAGCTGATGACCATTTAACGTTATCTAAATGACGAATTAAATGCTTACAACGTGGATTTATAATGATTTTTCCACCACCAAGAAGAGAACGCATGTTATTAATCGCCGCTTCCTTATCATCTTTACGGGTAGATGAAAACCTAACTTGACCATGAGATTTTAAAGCAATCTCTTGAGTAACAATTAAATTAATATCTGATACTCTAAGATATGGTTTTTTAACTTCATTAG